CAGCCGCTACATGAAAGTGGCTGGCGAAACCTATGGTCGTGGCCCATTGCTTACCGCCTTGCCGGATATCAAGACGCTGAACAAGACCTTAGAGTTGCTGTTGAAAAATGCAAGCCTGGCGGTGGCTGGTGTGTACACCGCAGCAGATGATGGGGTGCTGAACCCGCAGACGGTACGCATTACACCTGGGTCGATTATCCCGGTCGCGCGCAATGGTGGCCCGCAGGGCGAAAGCCTGCGTCCCTTGCCTCGGGCCGGTGACTTCAACGTCAGCCAAATTATCATCAACGACCTGCGCCAAAACATTAAGCGCGTGTTGCTGGATGAGTCGCTGCCGCCGGACAACATGAGCGCCCGCAGCGCCACCGAGGTTACCGAGCGCATGAAAGAGTTGGCGCAAAACCTGGGTAGCGCGTTTGGCCGGTTAATTAATGAAACGATGATTCCATTGGTCGGGCGAATCCTGGCTGTGATGGACGAGCGCGGCTTGATTGATATGCCGCTGCGCGTTGACGGCCTGGAGGTCAAGATTGCGCCGGTGGCACCGCTCGCCCAGGCGCAGAACATGGAAGAGTTGAACGCCATCATGCAGTTCCAGCAGTTGACCCAAGGGCTTGGCCCGGCTGGCGCAATTGCCGTCAAGACCAACGAACTCATTGATTACATTGGCGACAAGCTGGGTGTGCCGTCTTCGGTTCGCACATCAGCACCCGAACGCGCGTATATGCTTGAGCAGCAGATGAACGAAGAGCGTATGCGACAAGCGGCGCAATTGCAAATGGCCCAAGCTGGCGCCATGCAAGAAGCGCCTGTACCACAAGAAGCGCCCCTACCGCTTGAAGGCGCATAAGGAGACGTATGGCTGGATGGGATGAGTTAGAAGCGGCTCAGAATGTACTGATGCCGCAGGCTTCAAACGATATAGACAAGTTATGTGTCCGGGTCTTTGGCTCGGACGAGGGGCGCAAGTTGTTGGGTTGGCTGCGTGAGCAAACAATCGAGCAACCTTGCTGGGGGCCGGGGGCAGATGCGTCCTACGGCTATTACTTGGAGGGTCGATGTTCTCTTATCAAAGAGATTGAAACCCGCATATCGAGAGCAACTAAACCATGAGTGAAGAAGTCCAACCCGCAGAGGGTCAAACCCAAGGCGGCCTATTGGATTCGGTAGCACCTGACACCGATGACCAACAGGCTGAAGTCAGTAACGAACAGACCATCAGCCACCTGGAGGCAGACAGCAAAGAGGATGACGATGGCCCGCTAGAGCGCCCGGACTATTGGCCGGAAAACTTTTGGAAAGAGGGCGAACCCGACCTGGAAGGCATTGCCAAGTCCTGGCGGGATATGCGTAAGATGGTCAGCCGCGGCGAACACAAAGCGCCAGCCGACGGCAAGTATGACCTGAGTGCATTCGGTGATATCGGAGATGACAACCCGTTGGCCAACTCGGTCGCCGAATGGTCAAAAGAAAATGGTCTGTCCCAGGCGTCATTCAACGAATTGGTGGGCCGCTTGCAGGCATCAGCCAAAGACTTGGTTGGCGATGACGTTGTGGACATTGCCGAAGAGAAAGCCAAACTCGGCCCCAACGCTGACGCAATCTTACGCTCAACTGACAAGTGGGCTAAAGGCTTGGTCAACAAAGGTATCCTGTCGGACGACCTGTACGAAGAGTTTAAAATCATGGCAGGCACGGCCAAGGGCATTGCGGTCTTCAACAAGATACGCGAACAGTATGATGGCCGCATACCCACCGAGTCGGTGCCCATTCAGGGTATGCCAACCGACGAAGAGTTGCAGGGTATGATTAACGAGAAATACTACTCAGACCCTGCGTATCGCCAGCACGTTGAGAAACTGTTTGCGATGCGTTATAAGGAATAAGTTCACAGTTGCCCGTCCGTCTCCTCGGGTATTGCCCCGGCCCTAGCGCCGGGGTTTTTTTATGGCAGAAAATAAACTATGGATTACCCCTTGACAATAGGCTAAATCTATAGATTAAAATGCGGGCAAGGCTTATCTACTTTGTAGACCCTTAGATGGTAGTGCCCTACCGGCTGGCACCCTACTGCAAGCATTGGCCCGGCTCCCGGCTCACCTACGCGCAAACATCGCAACTTTTTTAATGAGGTTTCAAAATGGCTATTAATCTAAGCACGGCCTTTGTTACCCTGTTCGACGCGGAAGTTAAGCAAGCCTACCAGGCAACTTCTGTGCTGCGCGGTGCAGTTCGCGTTCGTTCGGGTGTCGAGGGTTCTACCTACAAGTTCCCCAAGATTGGTAAGGGCGTTGCCACCGTGCGCGTTCCCCAAACCGATGTGACTCCGCTCAATGTGACCTATTCGCAGGTTACTGCTACGTTGAGTGACTACATTGCTGCTGAATATAGCGATATCTTCATGCAGCAAAAAGTCAACTTCGACGAGCGCCGCGAACTGGTTAAGGTTGTGTCGAACGCTATCGGCCGCCGTCAAGACCAACTTATTCTTGACGCGCTGACTGCTTCCAGCACCAGCCTGACCGTGAGCAACGACATTGGTGGTACTGACTCTAACCTGAACGTGGCCAAGCTGCGTGAAGCAAAGCGTCTGATGGACGGCAACAACGTCCCCATGAATGACCGTCACATCATCATCCACGCCGATTCTTTGGCTTCTCTGTTGTCGGAAACTGCTGTTACTAGCAGCGACTTCAACACCGTCAAGGCTTTGGTGCAGGGCGATATCAACACGTTCCTGGGCTTCCAATTCCACGTTCTTGGCGACCGCGCCGAAGGTGGTTTGGCAATCGACGGTTCGAGCGACCGTACCCTGTTTGCCTTCCAGCGCGATGCGCTTGGCATGGCAGAGGGCATGGCTCCATCGACCAAGATTGATTATGTGCCTGAGAAGACTTCGTTCCTGGTCGCTTCGATGTTCTCGGCTGGCGCCGTGGCCATCGACGATGAGGGTATTGTCAAACTGACCTGCCGCGAATAAGGAGTTGAATCATGGCTTTTAGTTCTACTGGATTCACCGTTTACGGTGCGGCTAAAGCAGGCAATGCTCCTAGCCTATACGGCTACAGCACGGCTGACGCTATTGCTGACGTCAACACCGCAGGTTATTTCAACAGTCTGTCGGACACCCTCAAGGTGGGCGATGTGATTTTGGTTCGCTCTTCGACCGGCGGCACCCAGGCTTTGTCTTGGGTTTACGTTGCGTCGAACGCCAGCGGCGTGGTTGATGTAACCGATGGCTTGACCATCACCGCTACCGACTCCGACTAATCGGATGGGTAGACCGAGCCGGCCTCTGATGATTCGGGGGCTGGCTCTTTTTGCGTAGAGGTTATCAATGGCTGCTGGTGATACGTCAGTTTCTATTTGCGCGGATGCCCTAATTCTCTTGGGCGCCAAGCCAATATCGTCCTTTAATGATGGCACCGACGAAGCCAATACAGCAGACCGCCTGTATCCCAACGTGCGCGATTCTGCGCTGATGATGTACCCCTGGACGTTTGCCTACAAAAAGGTTTTGTTGTCCAGGTTAATTACTACCCCAGTTACCGAGTGGAAGTACGAGTATCAATTGCCGGGTGACCGCCTGGGCAACCCTCGGGCTATGTACACCACTTCCGACGCATCTGCGCGGCCATCAAAAGAGTGGGAGGTGCAGGGCGACAAGCTGCTGACAAACGAGACTACGGTTTACGTTGACTACCCGTATCAAACGCCCGAGTTCGCCATGCCGCAGTCATTCGTGCAGTTTATGAAATATATGATGGCATGGCGCTTGGCTTACCCCATTACTGAACAGCAAGACAAGGCTGCGTATTGGCAGAGCATTGCTGTTGGTTCGCCCGGCGAAAACTTCCGAGGCGGCTACTTCCGGGTTGCTGCCAACATCGACTCGCAGGGTCAACCCAACCAAGTTATTGAAGACTACAGCCTGGTGGCCGCGAGGTACTGATGGCTCGGTTTGTAGACTTCCAAACCAACTTCTCGACCGGGGAACTAGACCCCCTGTTGAGGGCGCGCGTTGACCTGCAAACCTACAACAATGCGCTGGCCAAAGCAACGAATGTTCTGATTCAGCCGCAGGGTGGGTTACGCCGCCGCCCTGGCTCCAAGCACATACTTGAGTTGCCCAACACGGGCACCGAGTCTGCTGGCAATGGTGTGCGGATGGTGCCGTTCCAGTTCAGCGTTGACGATAGTTATATGCTGGTCTTTGTGCCCACCAGGATGTACGTCATCAAAGACGGCAGCGTAATTGCCGATATCAACGGTACCGGCAACAACTACCTGACTACCACTATCACGGCGTCAATGCTGGATGATATGTGCTGGACGCAATCTGCCGATACATTGATTGCGGTGCATCCTGATTTGCAGCCTGTGCAGATTCAGCGCGACAGCGACTCTGCCTGGACGATTGCAAGCATCACGTTTGACAGCATCCCCAAGTATGCGTTTGAGTTGGATAGCCACACTTCGCAGGGCGCTGACATTACGCCGTCTGCGGTGAGCGGCAACATAACCATTGACGCCACCAGCACCAACCACACCAGCGGCACCGCCCAGGGCGGCACGGTATCCACGATTACCCTGAAGTCTGCGTCCAGCAGCACAGACAATATCTACGAGAGTATGTTTGTCGAAATCACCGGCGGCACCGGCGCTGGCCAATCAAGGATTATTGATAGTTATGTCGGCTCGACCAAAGTGGCTACAGTTCACCCCAACTGGGATACTGCCCCTGATGCTACTAGCGTTTACTCGGTTGCTTCGTTTAAGGAAGCGGCGGTTAACCAGTACATCAACGCATCACCGCAGGGCCGCGCCCGCATCATTCGATATGTGAGCGATACCCAGGTTGAGTGCGTTACCGAATACCCGTTCTTTAACACCGACCAAATTACTGCTGGTCGCTGGGAAATCGAGCATGGTTATGTAGATGTGTGGTCTAGCACCAAGGGCTGGCCGCGCACGGTTACGTTCCATGAGGGGCGTCTATACTTTGGCGGCAGCAAGTCGCGGCCATCTACTATTTGGGGCAGCAAGATTGGCTTGTTCTTTGACTTTGTGCCAACCGAGTCATTGGACGATGACGCTATTTCTGCCACCCTGGACACCAACGAATTGAACGTAATTACGGATATCATCAGTTCGCGTGACTTCCAGGTGTTTACGACCGGCGGCGAGTTCTATGTGCCGCAGCAGGGCACCGACCCCGTAACGCCCCTGACGTTTATTTTTAAGGCCGTAAGCCGCAATGGCATCAAGCCTGGCACCAGGGTGCA